GACTGTTAAGCCATTCGGGATGGACTTCATCGAGACACTAAAAAGTGTTGAGGTGCTTGATTCCGACCCTTTAGCTTAAAGCGCGATCTACCGCTCACCTACCTTATTGCTAGGCTAAGCATAAGGTTAGGGATCGCGCCACAACATTTATTAGAGTTAGACAAAGTAATGCTAGATGCTTTACTTCAAGGTCTAAATGATGAAGCGAAGGAGATCAGAGATGCAAGTAACAATCGAAGGAAACGCTGATCTCCGCAAGGCATTACGCCGGTTTGCTCCAGATTTAGACAAGTCACTTAAAAAAGAAATATCTATTGCGCTTCGTCCTGTCGTTAGACAAGCTAAAGGTTTTGTGCCATCAGATGCACCTCTAAGCGGATGGGCAACCAGATCTTTTAGTGAAGGCTTTTTCCCACCTTTCCAAGCATCTATCATCAAAGCTGGAATAGGTTTTAAAAGCACACCATCAAAGCCAAACTCTAGAGGATTTAGTTCACAAGCTAGTATTTTTAATGCTTCCCGCGCTGGTGCAATTTACGAAAGCGCTGGAAGAACTAATCCAAATGGTCAAGTATGGGTAGGCCCTAAGGGCACAGGCAAGGGAAGCCGATCAAGAAATCCTAATGCTGGAAAGCAATTTATTGATGCCATGCCACCATTGACAGGCAGCCTCAAAGGTCGTGGCCGTTTAATCTTCAAAGCATGGTCTATGAATCAAGGCAAAGCAGAAGGCGCTGTTCGTAAAGCAATCTCTACAGCCGAGCAAGAATTATACAGACGATCCAATTCAGCAAACCTTAGGAGAGTCGCTTAATGCAAATCAATGAAGTAATTAACATTGCATCCAAGTTTGATGCTAAGGGATTTAAGAAGGCTGAATCGGCTAGCAAGCAACTGGCTAATAGTGTTAAGAATCTTGCAGGAACTTTTGGGGTAGCCTTCGGTGCTGCCGCTGTTGTTGCCTACGGCAAAGCATCCGTAAAGGTTGCTTTAGAGGCTCAGGCTGAGCAAGCAAGACTAAACAACATTCTCAAGGTTACAACTGGGGCAAGTCAAGAACAGATAGACATCCTTAATGAGCAAGCAAAAGCCCTTGAGCGTATTGGTGTTGTAACTGCTGGAAACATCACCACAACTCAATCACAATTGGCGACATTTGATCTACAGATTTCTACAATTCAGACTTTAACTCCAGCTATCTTGGATTATGTAACAGCCGAAAAGGGTGCTACTGCTACAGCAGAGCAATTCAAATCTGCAACCAATGGTTTGGCTCAAGCACTAAACGGCAACTTCGCATCCCTTACTAAGACTGGCTTTGTCCTTGATGATGTAACTAAGAAAATGATTAAAGAGGGAACTGAGACAGAGCGGGCTGCCGCATTGGTCAAAGTTCTCAATTCTACTTACAAAGACTTTAACGCCAATTTAAGAGACACAGATGCCGGCAAAATGCAAGTACTTGCCAATGTGTCTAAAGATGTTCAAACCACCATAGGTATTGGCATTATTGACTCACTAAAGATATTAGCTGGAAGTACAAGCATCTCTGACCTAGCAGTGGACATGCAAAATGCAGCTGACAACGCTGCTGAGTTTTTGGTAACTGTAAGCAAGATTGGTAAAACAATCAACGATGCTTTTTCTGGAGCATCTAAAGATATTGCTAATTTTATTAAAGCAACAGATCCTTTTGTAGATTTAATCATTGAGGGTGATCCTTCTGGCTTTATGAAGAATAAAGCTGCTGCTAGAACTAATCTAGCCTATAACAAAAATGAACACATGGCTCGCAAACAGATAGTTGAGTTAAGTAGTAAAGCCGATAAACTGACTAAATCTCAGTTAGCCGCACAAAAGAAATTGCTTGACACTCAGCGCAAGATAGCATCAGAAAAGAAAAAACAAGAAATTCTTGACAAAGCTGCCTTAGTACTTGCTCAAGGTCAGAAAGTTTTTGATGAAGAAGGTATCCAGTTAGCAGCTGCCGCACAGGGCAAACTAACTGAGGAAGAACGCGTTCGTGTTGCCTTAAAGAAAGACATCTATGAATTAGAAGCAGCGATTAATGAAGAAAACATCTCTGCCGCCGCTCGCCTATCTAATAGCATGGTTGCTAATGCTCAAAAACTTGCAGCCATTCGCGGTGACATGATCGGTCTAAATGACATTGAAAACCCATTTACAGCATGGCTTGAAACACTTAAGCAAATGGCTTTAGAACTTGCTAAATTGGCCAACATCAAGCCACCAACTGCATTACCTATGGGTGGGGCTATGGCAGAGCCTTTGTATCGGTACAATTCACTAAGCCAACAGTTAGTGCCCGGCACAACTGAAAGATCGCCTATGGGTTATGGTGGTGGACAATTTGACATGAACTTAATTCCTACAACTCCGCTTTATGGCTATAACTCGTTAAGCCAACAGGCGATACCTAATGGTGACACTATTGTGAACATTTCGGTCACAGGATCAGTAACTACAGAGCGCGATCTAGTCGCAGCCATTACTCAAGGACTCTACGCACAGCAGGCTTCTGGTACTCCAGTAAATTACAGTACGGCGTACTAATGGCACTACCAGCAACCCCTATCGTACGAATCAACTTAACTGGTGGAGCCTCATTCGGTGAAGCCTTTGTGTTGGGTTCATCCCGTCTAGGCTTTGCTGAGTTCGCATCTGGATCTACTGTCATTGTGGATGTATCTAATCAAGTCTCTAAAATAGATACTCGCAAAGAGCGCAACCTATTTCAGGATAAGTATTTATCAGGCACAGCCACAGTTCGCATCATTGATGAGAATGGTGATTGGAATCCACAGAATACATCTAGCCCGTATTATCCTAACCTCGTGCCTTTACGATCTATTCAGATTTCAGCATCTTATAGCGGTACTACCTATCCAATCTTCAAGGGTTACATAACTGAGTATCTGTACACCTACCCTAAAGATCAGGAGATTGGCTATGTCGATCTAATCTGCTCTGATGGCTTCAAGCTGCTATTTAACTCCAATGTAACGACCGTCACAGGTCAGGCAGCAGGGCAAGACACAGGCACACGCATTGACAAGATTCTTAACACTATTGGATGGCCTGCTAGCCAGAGATCAATCCAGACAGGTAACACATTATGCGTGGCTGACCCTGCAACGACACGCACAGGCCTTACAGCCATTCAAACAGCCGAGTTCACAGAGCAGGGGGCTTTCTATGTGGACAAGGCAGGCAATGCAGTATTTAAGAATCGCCAGTTTGTCTATGATGCCCAAGCTGCTACACCTACTGAGTTCTCTAATGCTGTTGGATCTACAGACATCAACTATGCAGGCATTGTCTTTGCCCATGATGACAAGACAATTGTTAATCAAGCAACAGTCACACGCATAGGCGGCACAGCTCAGACTTTCTCAGATGCTACTTCTGTGACACAGTATTTCTTGCACTCTGTAACGGCTGACCAGATGCTTATGCAGACAGATGCCAATGCCCTAGACCTAGCCACAGCCTATGTCACGACCCGTAAGGACACCACAATTCGAATCGAGTCAATTACTTTGGATCTTGTAACTCTGGGCTATGGTGCTGGAATCGAAGCAGCTTTAGACCTTGATTACTTTGACACTATGGAAATTACAAATGTCAATGTGTCAGGCACAACCATTGTAAAGAAACTCCAATGTCAGGGGATTAGCCACAGCATCACCCCTAATACTTGGGTTACAGTTTTGACCACGCAAGAGCCATTACTCGATGTGATGTACTAGAATAGGACTATGGAGAAACAATCATGGCAGTAGGATTCCCAACTAAAACCACATATGCGAATGGTGATGTCTTTTCGGCATCAGACATTAACGACACAAACGGCACACTTAACCTGCTTGGCTCTAGCGTTGCTTATGCTGCTGGCAAGAACGCCATTATAAATGGTGATTTTAGATTTAATCAAAGAAACTTTACTAGCACTACAACTCCAACAACTTTTGGACATGATAGATGGCGCCTGCGCTCTGCTGGTGGAACTGCTACTTATTCAACTCAAGCCTTTACGCCTGGCACAGCACCCGTGGCAGGTTATGAGGGTACAAATTTTGCGCGGCTAGTTACTAGCGGCCAATCTGGAACAAATGATTATGCTTCAATCGAACAACCTATTGAAGATGTTAGAACTTTTGCAGGGCAAACTGTGACCGTTTCTTTTTGGGCTAAAGCATCCACAGGAACACCCAATGTTGGATTGACAATGCAACAGTATTTTGGCTCTGGTGGAAGCGCGGTTACTTATACTTCACCAGCAGTTAAAGCAATTACAGCTTCTTGGGCGCGTTACTCATTCAATGTAACCGTTCCATCTGTTTCGGGAAAAACAATTACAACTTCAAGCAGTTTATCCTTATGGTTAGAAACTAGCGTAGGAACTGCTATCTCTGCTGCTGGTTTTGCTGCGGTAGGAATACAAAATGTAACTATTGACATCTGGGGAGTGCAAGTCGAGTCGGGCTCAACTGCTACCGCTTTTCAAACTGCAACGGGAACAATCCAAGGAGAATTAGCCGCTTGCCAAAGGTACTATTGGCGGACAACTCCAGGAACAGCATCGGGTACTTATCAAGCAGCGGGCAGTTTTGCTACTACAACTGTTTATCATTGTGTAGTAACCCACCCTGTACCAATGCGTACAGTGGCATCATCGGTAGATAGTTCTAGTTTGGGTGCGTATGACCAAACCACCGTATTCGCTTTGACAAGCGTGGCAATTTCTTCAACTCAAGCAACACAAACTAGCACCTTTATCACAGCAACGGTCTCGGGAGCAACGCAGTATCGTTTTGCTCACTTGATAAATAATAGTAATGCGGCAGGTTACATCGGATTTAGTGCGGAGTTATAAAATGGATAATACATCAATAATTGAAGTACAAACAATTAACGGCACAGAACAACACGTCATCATTGACAGAGGCAACGGGGAATTTACCTCAATGCTTAAATCAACCTATGAGGCTATGCAAGCGGAACAATCCACACCGAGTGTTATAGATGAAGCCTAAACTTAGCAAAGCTGCTATTCAGTTACGGGAACAAATTGACGACAATTTCTCGAATAGAGATCGCCGTAGCGACTCAGGGGCTTACTCTGACCCAAAACATCGTGCGCGTAAGTCAGATCATAATCCTGATGAGAATGGCTGGGTTCATGCCTACGACTGCGACAGGGATCTACATCCGAGGTCAAAGCCCGATGACATGCCCTATTTGGTTGATCAGATTCGTCTCGCTTGCAAGTCTAAAAAAGAGAACCGTATTAGTTACATCATTTTCGACGGAAGGATCTGCTCGCATCTCCTTAATTGGAAGTGGCGTAAGTACACAGGGGCTAACAAACACGACAAGCACGCTCATTTCAGCTTTAAGAAAGAAGCTGCAAATGATGGGGCTTTTTATCAAATACCTATGTTAGGCGGAGAACAATGAAAATCAAGAATCCACTATTTCTAGCAGCTGGAGCATTTCTAGCAGCTTGGTCAGCAACTAACTTTGATGTTGATTACCGAGCAATCCTCTGGTCAGTACTATCCGGCGTGTTTGGTTATGCCACACCTAAACGATAATGACTGCGCAGGACATGGCGGCAATTGCTGTTGCTGCTACGACCGTTATTGGTTCATTTATTGGCTCGGTGCGCTGGCTAGTAAAGCATTACCTAAGCGAACTCAAACCTAACTCAGGCTCATCAATGCGTGATGAATTCAATGCTCGAATCTCATCGCTCGAAGCGCGTGTCGAAACCGTTATTCGTATCTTAGAGAAGTGACAATTATCCTATGGCGAGAAAAGCATCTAAAGCATTAGAAGATCAAGGTTATTCCAGACTTGATGCTTATTGCATCGGGTTGCATGAGTATTGGAAATCCTTGCGTAAGGCTGGCTTTCCTGAGTCTATAGCTCTGTTTATGATCACAGAGCCTCAGTCTTATCCTGCGTG